CTTGTGGCAAACACTTTGAAATATATTTCCTACACAGTACCCGCTTACACAACTAGTGTTCCTTCAAATCTTAACGAAACAAATGGTAGTGGATTATTCTTTACAGTTATTGGGCTAGCATCACAAACCTCTAAACAGACTAGTACATTAGATGCGTGGCAAAGCGGGAACTTTGCTTTTTCCAGCAACCAAACAAACTTTATGTCAGCAACTACCCGCACAGTGCATATCACTGGCGTTCAGATGGAAGTCGGCGAACAGGCCACGCCTTTTGAACATCGGTCCTTTGGCGATGAGTTGACTAGATGCAGACGTTATACACAAGTGTTTTTGGGAGACCAGACTTATTCTGAACTAGGCGGCACAGGCATTGCTTTTTCTACGACTAATTTAGATGTACCCATACAACTAATTCCGCAGATGCGTTCTACTCCTGCTCTTACTAATAGCGGAAACTTACAAGCTAGTAATGCCGGAAGCGGGTATGCTCTTACAGCTATATCTTTAATAACACAGCAATGCAGTAAAGATGTTGCCAGTGTTAGAGGCATAACAAGTGGGATGACAGCAAACACCCCACACAGAATTGAGTCAGCTAACAATACGACTGCTCGTGTAATCTTGAGTGCGGAGTTGTAAAATGGAAATGGAAATTACATCGGCACAGTATGTTGCCTCTGAAGTAAATGGACAGACTACGAATATCTGCATTGAAGCAGTGATTGGCGGTGAAACTTGGCAAGTTCCTTTGGCGAGTGGCAACACTATGTACGACGAGATAATGAAACAGGTTGAAGCCAGAAAACTAACAATAGCCCCAGCAGAGGAGGAATAATAAATGCCATATGTAGGCAAACAACCCCTCGCAGGGGACTTTAAAAAACTAGGATCACTCACAGCATCTGCGACAGCTACTTATGCGCTCACTTATAACGGTGCAGCATTTAAGCCAGCTAATGCAGAGTCTTTGATTGTGTCACTTAACGGTGTAACACAAGCACCTAATGACGCTTACAGTGTCAGTGGTAGCAACATTGTGTTTGCCTCTAACCTTTCTTCTTCAGATAGCATTGATTATATTCTTGCGCTAGGAGAAGTAGGTAATCATACAGTACCAGCAAATAACTCTGTTACTACAGAAAAGCTTAGTAGCACTATCAGTCGTGGTGGTGTGGCTAATATTCGTGTTAACCCTAACAGCCTTACAGATAATACAACGATTGCCAGTGGTGAAAACGCTCTTGTAGCAGGACCATTTACACTTGCAGCTACGTTAACTGTCAACGGCACATTTACGGTGGTGTGATATGAGTAAACTATATGTAGATGAGATTCATGCCAAAACTTCTGGTGGTAATAAAGGTTTTGTAACACAAGTAGTATCTGAAACTAAAACTGATACACAGTCAATTACTGGCGCATATGTAGATGTTTTGTCAGCAACTATTACACCGTCTAATGCAAATTCTAAAATATTAATTCAAGTCACTGTTAATGGTAGTGCAAATGAAAGATACTCAGGAATAAAATTGTTTAGAGGGAGTACACAAATTGCCTTAGGCGATACAACTGGTTCAGTGTCCAGAGTGTTTATGTCAATTGATTCAAACCAAGATGAAGCAAACTCACCTTATCTTTTAAGAACAATGTCTGGCTCTTTTCTTGATACACCTTCAACTAGTAGTTCAGTAACTTACAAAATTCAAGCTGGAAATGATCATTCGGGTAGTACAGTTACGCATATAAATAAAATGCCAAATAACGATACACTCAATTTTAGTTTGCGTGGTATTACAACTTTAACGCTTACTGAAATTTCAGGATAGGAGGAAGACATGGCTTCAATTATAGGAGTGGAAACCCTCCAACACACTAACGGTACAACAGCGGCTACTATTGATAGTGGTGGTAATGTAGCTCTTTCTGGCTATGCAACTCAATCAGGCATCCCCGCTTGCTTTTGGCAAGGTGGTAGAGAGGATAATGTTTCAGTTGCTAACAACGAATCATTCTGGGCGACAAATGATGGTCAAGCAGCAGCATTAGTTGATGGCACTGGATTATCTTTCATACAAGGTGGAATAACCTATACTTCTACTACTGGTGTTTTCACAGTTCCAGTTGCTGGAATTTATCACATTAGTGCTACAGTATACTTAAATCAAGATAGTGTTAATTTTAGAATTGGTTGTGAGATCAATAATACACAAAGATTTATGGGGCACACCCACGGTGATGCAGGCAGGGGTACAAAAAGTGCTACAGCAACACTAAAATTAAATGCTAATGATGAAATTAGGTTTGAATCAAATGGTGGAAGTACTAACACAATTTATGAAGGACAAAACCACACTTTTGGTTCAATATATCTGGTAGGATAGGAGATACACATGACAGGAATACTTAAAGTAAACTCTATCCAGAGTCCTTCTACTAATGATGATATTACTTTAGACCCGAACGGCACGGGCGATGTAATTGTTGCGTCAGGTAACGTAGGCATCGGGACTACAACACCATCCAGTTACAACAGTGGTGCAGATGATTTAGTTCTAGCCACCACAGGTTCAACTGGTATCACCATTGCCTCTGGCACAAGTAACAATGGTTCTTTGTTTTTTGCTGATGGTACTTCTGGTGCAGACCAATATCGCGGTTATGTCCAGTATGAGCAAAATAATAATGCTATGGCTTTTGGAACAAACGGTGTTGAACGCTTTAAAATAGATGGAAGCGGTCAATCGTATTTCTTTCAAGCGCCGCAAAATTCTGGTCAAGCTAATTTTTATTCAGCGACAGAGTGGGCGATATCTGTTAGAAGGCCAAGTGCTGGTTCCGCTGGACATATAAGATTTGAAAATGGAAGCAGTTATGTTGGCGGCATCACAACATCAACTACAGCAACCCAATACAACACCTCATCAGACTACCGCCTTAAAGAAAACGTAACCTATGATTGGGACGCAACAACCCGCCTAAAGCAACTTAAGCCAGCACGTTTTAACTTTATTGCTGACGCAGATACCACAGTCGATGGCTTCTTAGCGCATGAGGCACAGGTAGTCGTACCAGAGGCCGTTACAGGCACACACAATGAAGTCGATGATGATAACAACCCTGTATATCAGGGAATCGATCAGTCAAAGTTAGTACCTCTACTTGTAAAAACCGTCCAAGAACTTGAGGCTCGTATCGCAGCACTGGAGGCTGAATAATGGCACTTACAAAGTTAAACAATCAGTCTCTTAGCGCAGTTACATCTGCTGGTTTGCCTAGTGGTACTGTACTGCAAGTAGTTACTGCTGTTCAATCATCTGGTCTCACTAATTCAACTAATACTTGGACTGATACAAGCTTATCAGCTTCAATTACTCCTTCGTCAACAAACAGTAAAATACTTGTTTATGTTACTCATCCTACAAGAGTGTTGAGAACAGTATCTGATAACTGGCTAGGTGGTATTAAGTTGCTTAGAGGTAGTACAGTAATTGGCAACGGAGATAACTATACTATAGGTCAAACCCATCCTGGCGAAAGTCTTGATGATGGCGGGACTTACTGGTGGTGGACTTCACATGAGTTAGACAACCCATCTACTACAAACAGTGTTACATATAAGACACAAACTAGAGCAGATAGTTCTGGTAGTGTGGCTACATTTGCTGGAAGCCGTATGACCTTAATGGAAATCGCTGGGTAATGAAGATGTCACTAGAACCAGAGCTTAAAGTCCAGATGGAACTAGACGCACATGAGAAAGAGTGTGCTATCAGATATGAAATGGTGAACAGTAAATTAGAGTCACTAGACAAAAGGATGTGGCGGCTAGAAGCTATGCTTATGCTATCAACAGCATCAGTAATAGCTGTAGCCGTTATGCTAATAACTAAACTATGACGCATGTGTTTCTCCTACTAGTATATCTGGGGACAGGGGAAACAAGAAAACTAACTAGCGGCGATATGTACTTTTATAATATTAACGACTGCCTCTACTTCGCTAGCCAGGTTTCCAAACAATACGGTAATTATAAATATAACGATTATGTAAATGCAAAGGATCGAGTGACAGCCTATTGTATTCCAAAATACATTAACACAGAAAATGTGAGGGTATACTAAAATGATTGACCCAGTGTCAGCTTTCGCCGCCTTATCTGCAGGGCATTCAGCAATCAAAAAGGGTATAGAGATGGGTCGTGACCTTTCTTCTATGAGTAATGCTGTTGCTCGTTATGCTCAAGGAGAAGCAGAACTTCAATTTGGTGCAGCCAGAAAAAAGAAATCTAAGTTTTCTTTAGCAGAAGACTCAGCTATTGAAAAGCATTTTCGTAAAGAAAAACTAGAAGATATGCGTAAAGAACTACGATCTATTTTTCAGCTATATGGAAAGCCAGGACAATGGGAAAGACTTCAGGCTGAGATTGCTAATGAACGTGCTGAAATAAAGAAAGCACTTGAAGCAGAAGCAAAAAAGAAAGATCTTATCCTAACTATTATATTATCCATTGTAATTGTTGGTGGAGGTGGTGGAGGCATCATTTGGTGGGTAATGTACCTACAAAAAATAGCAAGTGGAGGATAACATGTTTGAGGCATGGGTGTTGGTTTGTATCACAGGTACCATGAATTGTTTTATGGCACAAGATACAAGAGGCCCGTATAAAGAATTAAAACAATGTCAAGAGAGGACAATTGAAATGGGAAAAGATATTATTGAAGGTGTACCTTTTCATTATCCTGTACAAGGAAAGTGTATTAAAGCACGAGGAGAAGCAACATGATTCAAGCACTTATTGGGCCAGTAACAAGCCTACTAGATAAGTTTATTCCTGATGCAGATGAAAAGGCTAGGATTGCACACGAGCTTGCTACTATGGGTGAAAAACATGCTCAACAGTTAGCACTTGCTCAAATAGAAGTTAACAAGGCTGAAGCTGCTAGTGGTAGTGTTTTTAAAGGTGGGTGGAGACCAGCAGTTGGTTGGGTGTGTGCTTCTGCCTTTGCATATCATTTTGTTTTACAGCCCATACTGCTCTTTGTAGTGGCCCTAACAGGTACTCAACTACCTACCCTACCTGAGTTTGACATGAGCACCCTGTTGCCCGTTCTAGGAGGCATGTTGGGGATTGGTGGACTTAGGACATATGAAAAGCAAAAGAGGCTAACCAAATGAATTTAGATAAACTAAAAGAAGATTTGTTTATTGATGAGGGTTGTAAATATGAAATCTATATGGACCATCTTGGGTATCCAACTTTTGGTATTGGGCACCTTGTTTTGGTGGATGATGTGGAGTATGGACAACCTATCGGAACGCCTGTCTCAGAAGATAGAGTCAACGAATGTTTTGCTAGCGACATCAGCGTGATGCTTGAAGAATGCGAAACGCTCTTCCCCAGTTTCGAAGTATTGCCCGATGAGGTCCAACTAATTATTGCTAATATGATGTTTAATATGGGAAGGCCAAGACTTAGTAAGTTTAAAAACTTTATTGCAGCTGTAGCAATTAGTAATTGGAAAGAAGCTGCAAATCAAATGGTAGACAGCCGTTGGTATAATCAAGTACCAAATCGCGCTGAGCGACTTGTAACCAGGATGAAACAAGTACAATAGTATATACCCCTTATAGACAAAATTCTATTTAACAAAGAGGTAATAGTACTATGAGAAACGTAGAGTACGTTGGTCCATCCACACACATTTCTGAAGAGATTGATGCTATGAAGTATCGTCAAGAGGGCGAGTCCTTTGATGATAAAGTAAAACGAATGGCAGCAGCACTTAATGATACTGAGGAACATCAACTAGAGCTAGAAGATATTTTTGGAAATATGAGATTCCTACCAGCAGGTAGGGTTCAAAATGCAATGGGCAGTCGGCGTATTACTACTGCGTTTAACTGTTTTGTTTCAGGGATTATTGATGACAATATGAAGTCTATCATGAAACGTGCAGCAGAGGCAGCTGAAACAATGCGTAAAGGGGGCGGTATTGGATACGATTTCTCTAGACTCAGACCTCGTGGCGACCATATTAATTCTCTCGATTCTCAGTCCTCTGGTCCTGTTTCTTTCATGGGCATCTTTGATGCAGTGTGTCAAACAATTGCTTCGTCTGGTCACAGGCGTGGAGCACAAATGGGTGTCCTTAGGATTGACCATCCTGATATTCTTGACTTTATTAGGGCTAAACGCAACAGTGATAAGCTCACAGGTTTTAATATCTCAGTCGGGATTACAGATGCATTTATGGAAGCTCTGGATAGTGATACCGAGTACGATCTTGTCTTTGATGGTGTTGTGCGTGGGTCTTTATCGGCCTCAATGGTTTGGGACGAAATAATGAACTCGACATGGGATTGGGCAGAGCCTGGGGTTCTGTTTATTGACCGTATACAAGAGATGAATAACTTGTGGTACTGTGAGACTATTGAAGCCACTAACCCATGTGGTGAGCAACCGTTGCCCCCGCAAGGTGCATGTCTATTAGGTTCCTTTAACTTAGTAAAATACCTTGATGAAAGTGATGGTAATTATACATTTAACTTTACACAGTTTAAGAAAGATATCCCACATGTAGTACGTGCTATGGATAATATTATTGATCGTACTATTTACCCGCTTAAAGAGCAGTCTGATGAGGCTAAGGCTAAAAGACGTATGGGACTAGGTGTAACTGCGCTAGCTAACGCTGGTGAGCTTCTAGGGTACCCCTACGCTTCTCCTGAGTTTCTTAATTGGTCAGAAAAAGTATTTGCTTGTTTGAGAGATAATTGTTATAGGGCGTCAGCACTTCTTGCAAAAGAAAAAGGTGCGTTCCCTATGTATCGTAAAGAGTATCTAAAGTCTAACTTTGTACGTACACTTCCAGCATCCGTTAAAAAGGAGATTAGGGAACATGGCATACGTAACAGCCACCTTACTAGCATTGCTCCTACTGGGACTATTAGTCTCGTGGCAGATAATGTTACTGGTGGGATAGAGCCAGTATTCAGTCACTATTATGATCGTACCATCCAAACATTTGAAGGACCTCGTGTAGA